CCCCTTTCACGGGAGTTTGTAGGTGGGGTTGAGTGTAGCGACTTTCTTAGTAGCACACAACTTGGTAGCCATTATTTCTAACGGCTGTTCTTGTGAGGGGTGGAAGAATAATCCATAAACACCCACCCCTCACGAGACTTTCTTGACTAGGCGACCTGCGCTGTGTCGGTGGACTTGGACTTGGACTTCGCATCGGGCGAGATGGCAGTTGTACGCACCTGTGAGTAGGTGGTGACCTTCGTAACGGTGTCTGCCACTTCCTGCGAGATGATGCCGATGGCAACTGCGCTTTCCAACATTTCACCGTCCACTACGGGCTTGGTGACTTTCTTGTAGGTGGCAGGCTTCACGAGCATTGCCAACTTGTCTGCGTCATAGGACTTACGCTCTCCATCTACGATGGCGACTTTCATTCCGTCCACAACGCTTGTGGAGATGCCTGCGTGGGCGAGTGCTTCACGCAATGCCTGCTCTGCTTCCTTCTTCTTTGCTTCTGCTTGTGCGTTGGCTTCTTTCGCCAAGAGGTACAAGCGTGTTGCCTGCTCTACTGAGTGTGTCACGGCATTTCCTTCTTTCTATTTGGTAGGTGTCAAAGTGACAATGTGTACCTTACAGGTGTCAATGGCATTTGTCAATAGGTTTCTGTGTGACATTTGCCACACACCTAGCGACCCTGCCATCGGGCTGTTTGGTACGGGGTGAAAGGTACAGGGTGTAAGGCACAGACGCAACATCTTTCTTGTGTGTCGTTTGTCACAGGGTCGGGCAGGCGCACAGGTACACACAGGCAGGCGCACACACGCACGGGCAGACACACACGCACGGGCGCAGGGGGCATCTTCCACCACCGTTGCTCTTGCGAGCCCCGCCGAGAGAAATCCCCCCGCGGGGCTGATGTCCCAGATGTCGCCAGATGTCGCCAGAAGGTTTCAGTTGCTCAAAGTCAGCCCAAGGCTGTGAGGTGTCTGAATAACTGTGTGACGAACGACACAGATAAACTTATTGACATTGTGCCTTACTGTCTGTAAGGTGTAATCACCTACTACTCCCACGAAAGGGGACATAAGTGACACAGCAACTATTAGAGGTGGCATCACTCGCCAACCTGTCAAATCCCGAGGGTGGTGATGACCCATTCCAAATGGAAGAAGCAGTCACCTTCGCCTTCACGAATGACGGTATCCGTATCCTCACTCGTGACGCAGATGCCTATGAAGCGTTAGAGATGGTTACAGACAGCCACCTCAAAGAACACGAACTCGGTATCGGCATCATCACGACAGGTTGGGCTTCCCCACTCGGCGCAGACGGTAATCCTGATGGCGTACCTAGCCAGCACCCACTCCGTCGCCGTGTGCGCCTTGTGAGTTGCGTGGACAAAGCAAAGCACATGGGTTCTTCCCTTCGCTTTGCCGACGAGCCTGATGACCTCATCACAGACGAAAGTGGTCAAGGCTCACTCGCTAACGCCCTTATGACAGCAATCGCTTTCTTGGTCGCACGACAGAACTAGCCACACCCACTCACTTCACTACTCAGCCCCACCAGCCCTCGGACACGACAGGTTGGTGGGGCTTTGTGCTGTCCCCGAACTTCTACGCTGTCCCCGAACTTTCACCCAGTCGTCTTCCACCACCGTAAAAGTAAGCACGGGTGGGGTGGGAGCCCCGGCGGGTTTCATAATCCAGATGGCAACCCAGATGGAAACGGAATGACGGACAAAGCAAAGCCCCCGTTCATGCCAGCGTGAGACATGAACGGGGGCTAAGCGTGTGACGAGGGGAACGGGGGGTTAGCCCTCGTCAGTTCTTTGAGTAGAACTCCATAGCAGGAGTGTTCCACGCAGGCGCAAGTCGGCGAGCAAGGCTTGCCACTACCCACATCATGCGCTCATCTGAGATGCCGTGCGTGTTCAGGTACTCGCCTGCCTCTAAATCGCCTAGCACTATTTCTAGTGCCTCTGAGCCAGTAGTGCCGAGCGTGAAGTATTGCTCGTCTAACAAATCAACCAGTTCTTCGTTAGTCAAGTCCGTGAGGGGACTTTCGGGTTCTAAATGTATGTCCATGTATCTTCTCCTTGTATTAGACCGAGTGATGAGCCGTTGTCCCACTTGACATGGAGAGTACCCATGTCGTCAATGTAGTCCACAACGCCTTCATCACCGTTTCGTAGTTTCGTGTATGGGTCTGAGCAATGGATAAGGCGCACCCGCTTTCCAGCAAGTGCGCCCTTCACCCATTCGTTTGCGAGTTCGTCAATGCGCTTCATTAGCAAATCTGAAATCCACCGCAGTTCGCCAAGAAGGTAGCGAACTCACGAACATTCTTCTTGTCAAACGGATAGTTCTTTGCCCAATGTTGCTGACCGCCAGTTCCTTCGCAGCCGTTGCACTCTTTCGTTTCTTCCAGCCAGCCTTCGGGCTTCTCAACAATGGTGTAGGTCGGAAGTTGTCCGTTGCCGTTGCCTTCGTTGTCTTTCTCATTCATCATGGCTTCCATGAGGTCGTAAGAAATAGATGCCTTGTATTCGTGTGGCTCGTTCGGGTTGGTGTACCAAGTACGCTTCCCTGTCGCCTGACAATGGGCACATGGACGGATAGGCAAAGACGCAAGCCATTCGGTGCGTGTCTGCTCGTAGTTGTCCAGCGTTCCGTCACGCAGGCTCTTGCGGAGTGTCTTAGCAAGTTCTTTCGCATCTTCCCCGTCAAGCCCGTCACCGTCATTGGAGTAACCGTTCTCAACCATGCAGGTGAGTTCAGGTGCGACAAACTCGCAGAACTCCCACAAGGGACGCCACCACCACACATTGTTGCGGAAGTATTCGCCCTTCTCATTCTTTGGCTCTACGCCATAAACATCCATTCCCATTGGATACCCCTTTCAGTATGTAGTGCTAAGTGTAGGGGACACAACACAAATGTCAATAGGTTATTTGTGTGACAGTTGGCACATTGAGACAGCCGACGAGAGGCAGTCCGTCGTGAAGGGTCATCCACCACCGTCAAACTTGGGTGCGAGCCCCGCGGGGCGGAAATGCCGTCCGGGACTTCCGTGCCATCTGGGAGTTCTTCTGGGTTCTGAGACTGGGTGGAAACATGGACAGCAAAAAGCCCCACGCCGTAAAGCATGGGGCTAGTTGGGTTGGTTTGGTTTATTTGGTGATTGCGTTTGCAAACTTCTCAGCGTCAAAACGGTAGTTCTCGGATTGTAGGGCTTTGGCGATTGCTTTGATAGCCTCGTCAAAACCTTTCAGCGTTGCTTCTGCCTGTGGCATCATGCTCGCTTCCAAGTCTTTGCGCTTGTCGTTGAGAAACTTTGCAAGCAAGATGTAATCCTTGCGTGTCATGGTTCCCCTTCTCGGTTCTTATGTGGTAGTGGGATAGGTTGCGCCTTCCCTACGACGCTTCCCCACGCCTAGCCACCAAATCCCTATGGGTAGGTCGCTTCCCTTTCGGGCTGGCTGGGCGTGTTATCCCACCTAGTAACTTACAGGGTGTAGGTGACAGATGCAAATCGTGTTTGTGTGAACTGCGTCACAGAACAAGCGTTCGCCGAACAGGTGTTCGCATGAGACACAAACGCTCAAACCGTCTCACGCTACGAACAGGTGTTCGCATGAGGTGTTCGGGGTCAAACTCGCTCGCACTCACTCGCACACCCCCCGTGAACTCGCCCTTCGCCCGTGCTTCTTCCACCACCGTCTGGCAACTGGGGAGCCCCGGACGGCCGCTGCGCATCGCGGGGCTATCGGACGCATCATCGCCCCAGATGACCCGTTTCGCTCGGCTCTCCAACTCCCGACCTGCTGTGTGACAGACGACACAGAACAACTTATTGACATTATGACTTGTCACCTGTAACCTGACCTTTGTCAAATAGACCTAACACCCACAGGGGGGTACACAATGGAAGAAGAAGAAAAACAAACACCACAGGAAATACTTGCTGAGGTCGTCAAGCGAGCGATGGAAGTCAAGTACGAAATGTGTGTTGATAACAACGGTATGTGTGACACGCCACCTGTACTAATCGGTGAACTACCGACAGGCGAAGGCTTCATCGCACCCGACTACAACGATGGACACCCAACCGACACTTTGCCGTTGATGTTGTCGGCACTCGCAGAAGCAATGGTGGACAAGTTCTCATCGGTGCGTTGGAACTGGCTTGCGTATGTCGTAGAAGGCTACGCCAGCCCATCTCAGAACGGCGAACTGCCCGAAGGGTGGCATCGTGGAATGTTGGAAGAAGAATACAAGACGAACCCATTGAGCGATGTGCGTGAAGGTCTTATCGTCAGTATCTACTCGTGGGACGGAGACACAAACTGTGTCAGCGTGTTCTATCGCTACGATGACAATGGCTTGCCCATCTTTGATGAAGCCGATGAGCAGGGCGAAACAGGGGGAACTATCGCAGACATCTTCAAGGCGTTCACGATGGCGTGTCACGCCTACGACAGCGCACCAAACAACTAGACCGTACCCCCTACGGAAAGGGGGGTCGCCTGCCAATGTGGTGGGCGACCCCCCTTTTTTTGTGCGCCCACTCAACCCATCTTCCACCACCGTCAAAGCAAACCCGTTGCGCTTCGCAGCCCCGCCCGGTATTATCTATGAGATGTCGTACGTTCGGTATGTGTGTGAGTTCTGTAATCACGAAGTTCAGCCAGGTCAGGGTGGAACTATGAAGTTGGTGTTGGCGTGGGTGCGCTCAGACAACAACACAGGCATAAAGGGTGTGAAGAACCAGCACAAGTATGCTCACTCCATCTGTGTAGAAACAGAAACTAGGCGTGGCAAGCAAGAAGGCTCAAACGGCGAGCAAACGCTCTTTTAGTTGATAACGCTCAACAGCACAATGAGAGCAATGACGGTAATGAGGGCAGACACGGGTTATTCACTTTCGTGAAAGCGAGAAAGAACCCAGCCACCATTGCCATCACCAATGTAGGTTTCTGGCTTGCCGTTGCCGACTTTCTTCCAAGTCCAAGCCCAGCGACAGCACGAAGGGTGAAGCGTCCCATCGTCCCCATCATCACGGAAGTCCGTGTGTATGAAGTTCGGGTGACAGCCACCCTGAAACTTGTCACCAAGCAACGGGAAAGTGGTCAGAAACTTTACAACGCAGTCGTGACACATACTCGGAAAGCGTGTCTGCTCTCCACCTATCAGCACATCAACGCAGTCGTCAAAGCCACCGTAGTAGCCGAAGTGGTCAATAGGCAAAGACCAGCCCCCATCGGGGGATACGCTTTGTTGTGTGTTGCGTTGCTCTAAGCCACAAGTGTCGCAGATAATCATGTTCTCTTTCAGGGTTGGTAGATGTTGTACCCGTACGGGTCGTACAAAGTCGTTGTCGTTTCACACGGGTAGTGGTAATACTCGCAGTCGGAAAGACCTTGCTTCTCATCTCCGATAGAGGCGAGAAGAATGAGTGTCGTGCCGATGAGGCTTGTCCAAAAGACAAACCGAACACACGAACGCACCGTGTAGTAGATAGGTGGGTGGCTCATTCTTTCTCCCAAGTGTGAAAGTAGGCAGGGTCGCCAACCCAAAATGCGCCGTTGCCGTTTGCATTGTTCAGCCACTCATCAAGGTTGGCGTGAAGGAAGGCACGGTATGCCTCTGAGATTTCTCCGTCTTGGTGCTTACAGATGTCCGACTGAACATTGTCGCCATCGGCATTGGTGTAAATGATTTCTCCACAGAACTCTTTCATAGAGTGAATGGTACAGGTGTCAAACACACATTGCAAGTGTCGTTTGTCACACAGTAGGCTCAGGTCTTTGAGGTGAGTGCTTCCAAACACGAGGGGGTTTCGTTTCTAAGCACGAGGGCGTCTTCCACCACCGTCGTAAATGCGAGGATGCTACAGCCCCGCCGCAGCATCCTCGCATCCCATCTCAGGAAGACCGACGGGTTGTCTTCTTCTGCTTGGTTTGTAAACAACTTGGCTAAGAACTCACTCTTTGTGGTCAAACTTTGTAAAAAACCACAGAAAGTGACGAAAAAAACGAAACTTGTGCTTGACTTTCTGATGACGACTTGTTATCCAGACGGACATCCGGCCCTCTCCCCTTCCCGTGCCTGTTAGCCCCGATGGGTTGATGCAAGCCATCGGGGCTCCCACGCGCGCGCGTACCCGACGGAGTTTCTCGGCTGTCGGGGTCGGACTGCCTCGGCTGGTGTGTGACAACTGCCACTTGCGTTTGTGCCTTGTACCTTGTAGGGTGTTCAGTAGAAAGGGGGAAAAATGAAACCAACAAAAACTGACTTGTCACTTATCGCATTGCGTAATCGTGACCGTTCAGGTCGTGAGTGCGACCCGCAAGAAGTCATCGCTCAAATGGGCAAGATGAACTTTCTAGCGGTGTGCGGTGGTAAGTGGGCAAAGATAAACGCTAGCGATGGCGTGACTATCGGCTTGCTGATGCCGTGCGGCGAAAGTCGTGCGGTTGAGGTAGTGCTCAACTTTCTAGACCTGTATGAAGTGCGCCGTGTGCGCCTTGTGAACCGTGGCGATGCGAAAGGTACGCTAGTCGTTGAGCACGAAGTGCTAGATGTCTATTGCGACCAACTCGGCGAACTCGTCTGGCAGGCTTCCTGCTGGAAGTAACCCAACCCAACAACCCAACCAGCCAAGTGCGCCCGTTCCCGAAAGGGGGCGGGCGTTTCTTGTTGTGCGCTCGCTTCTTCCGCCACCGTCAAATCAAATAAGATGGGGGTGGGAGCCCCGCCAGTCCCCTGCACGGGTCTTCGCACGGGGGATGGCAGCGGCTGAGGTTGCTATTTGTCAATTTGCTATTTGTTGCAGTAGCGACTAAGTTGCGCGCCATGTTTGCACTAATAGTCGTCCTAGCCCTCATCGCCCTATTTACCATAGGTGACCAATGACACACAATGACTATTTGACTAATGACTACTAACTTGGTAGTCTGAAACTCTCAACTACACAAGGGGGAATCATGACCGATTCTGTCATTGAGTGGGAAGGGATAAGTAACACTTCGGAAGAGTGGCAGTGGGATATGGCGACAGACTTGTTCGCCATGACCGCCGAGGCACTTATTGAACACAACAAGGATATTCACGAAGGCGACACTTGGTGGCGCACTAGCGGATTCCCGTTGTGGGACGGTAAGCGCAACGGCATATTCCACGCCGATACTCCGATGGGGTTGTTAGAGAGTATTACCGTTCGTTCGGACTGGTCATTGCGCTACACGCTTGACTCCGAAACGATGATTCTCACTTGTCACCTATCTCACCACGATGCAAGCGGGCAGTTCACGGTGCAGGCAACGCCTAATCCAGACCGCTAATCCAGCCAACCACAAGCAAGCCCGTCTCCGCAAGGGGGCGGGCTTGTTGTTTGTACCCACTTGCCCTCATCCGCCACCGTCAAAGTAAGTTGTTGGGGGGCGGGAGCCCCGCTACCCCGCCCCCCAGAAGCCTAGCTCAGCTCGACGGGCACGTTCAGCTCGAGGGTTTTTTGCGTTTGTTTTTCGGAAACTTCACTGTGGGTGGTCAAAATTGACAAAAGTTCACTAAAAGTGTTCATTTTCGCTCGACTTTACTTTTTAGTTCGAGGAAAAACAACCGAAGATGGCCAACTGCCGGCCCTTGGCCAGGCGTCCCGCGTTAGCCCCGATGGCCCGCAGCGGCCGTCCGGGACTTCTGCCCAGATGGCATCGCCAGACGGAGTTGCTCAGGTCGGCTGTGCTGGGTCAAGTCAAACTGGCTTCGTCTCGGTGTGACAAATGACACGTTGCTATTGTGGTGTACAGGTTGTAGTTTGCTAGTACCTAAGGAGGTGTTATGCCGGAGTTCTATCCGGAAGAAACCAAAGTCCAAAGGTCAAAACGATTTAGTAACTCGTCAGGAAAGATAGTCAAAGCATTTAGTCACACAAAGTGTGGTCGGTGCGACACTATTATTGGTGAGGGAACAGATTGCGTTTGGCTTCGGAGCAAAGGTTGCTTCCACAAGCAAGGTGAGTGTCCACCAAAGGAGACGCCTAGCGAATGAGTGCCATCATCATTGTGGTGGCGCTTATTTTTTTATTTTCCATCTAAAACCACAGAGTCAGCCCGTCGTATTTTTTACGGCGGGCTTTTTCTTTGCCCGTCTTCCACCACCGTCGTAAATGCGACTGGGTTATCAGCCCCGCCAATAACCCAGTTGATGTCTGGCATCTGAGTTCTTCACGACGGGCGACATCGGACTGACGGCTTTGTTCTTTAAGAAACGCTCACTCTTTGTGGTCGGACGGTCAAAAAGTTCACGGAAAGTGACAAAAACCAAGCGAAAGGTAAGTCTATTGCAGTTTTTCCCTTAGCGCAACCCCCAGTCGCACGTGCGATGGCTCCGTCCCGCGTTAGCCCCGTATACCCATCTTGGGGATACGGGACTATTGCTTTCGCATCAGGTTTGGTCGCCAAGTCGGCAGGTTTCATCGCAACTGCCTCGGCGTTGGGCTGTGGCTCAAAGTTGCTGTGACAAATGTCATGTTGCTATTGTGCATTGCACCCTATAAGGTGTAACCATAACCAAGGGGGTGAAAAAATAATGACAAAGACAGAAGCAGAACAACTTGCTAAAGGCAAGACGCTAGTGGAACTGTACGAGATTATTCGTCTCAGTGCAGACTACGAAGAAAACGAAGAGAACAACCTCATCGTTGCAGTGGTAGACGCAGAGATTCGCAGCCGCATGGGGAACGACCACCCAGTCGGACTCGCTGCGCTACTTTCTCCACGCCGATAATCCCTCACCAACCTAAAGCCCTCGCCTGAACCCCCTCGGGCGAGGGCTTTTTGCTGTCTCGCCCCAGCCCTCTTCCACCACCGTCACAAAAGTGCCATCACGGGGGCGTGAGCCCCGCTAATCAATAACCCAATCCCAGTTGCCGGTGGGTTGAGATGCTGCCGGAACTTTGCGAGGCTGCCGCTGCCGGAACTTCGTGAAGACGCTCCGGTCTGTGTGACAAACAACACTTGACATCTGCTGCGTTGTTCAGTACAGTCGCCCCTATGCGAATAATCAATACCATCAACGAGCCGATACCCTTTGTGGGAACGGTTGCGGAAATGATAGCCAACTACGACACCCACTTATGGTGGCAAGACCCCGAAACATGGGACTCGGTATGTGACCGTTGCGCCTGTAAAGGTTGGCATAAGGCAGCCAAGTATCCGTGCGGCACAGAAGTACCACGACGAGATGTTCTCATAGTTGAGGACAGCAACGGAACGCAGCATGAGTGCGACCCCGCATTGCTTTCGCTTGGCGTATTAGGTATGCCATGAGTGCTGCCATCGTCACCTTAGCCATCATTGCGCTACTTTCCGTAGCGTACTAAACAAGCCGCCGTTCTTAGTTGGGAATGGCGGCTTTGCGCTGCCCCTGAACACCTCGCAAACCGACCTGAGAAGCCCTCAGAGCGGCGAAGCCGTGTTTGCCAGATGAGAACACCCGACAACCAGCACAGGGCGTTGGGCGTGTCTAGTGTTTCCCGAAACTCAGCCCAGCAGCCCGTCTTCCGCCACCGTTGTTTCTAATCTGGGGCAGTAGCCCCGGCAACTGCCCCAGATGGCTCAGCCCAGCTCGAGCACGGGGGCGCAGTCGAGGAATTTTTCGTCCTGTTTTTTTATTTGACCACTGTGGGTGACGAAAATTGTCAAAAAACCACGGAAAGTGACGAAAAAAGACTTGACTTTTTAGAGTTCACAAGTTATAGTGCGGAAGAAGGGGTGTGTCAGGGTTCGGCCGCAGCATCGGGTCTTCGCGGGGGGTGTTAGCCCCGCTCGCTCCGTCACGACCTTGCACTCACTACGCATCTTGTTGCTTCGGACTTTGCCCGAAAGCAAACAAGAAACTTCGTTCGTTCCAGACGTGACTCCGCTCGCAGTCTGCTCGTTCACTCTACGAGTGAACTTCGCAGCCCCGTTATACATATTCGGGCATCACGAGACCAGCCCCAGAGGTGGAACAATTCCTCGGACTCGCTGCGCTCGGCGTTTTACTTCTTTGAGAATTGCGCGGCATGACTTTTGTCACATTGCTTGTTTTTTGTTCTTGTGACTTGTAAGGTACAAGGCAGGTGGAGACCTAAAAGAAGGATTATCATGTACTACTTCGTGCGCTCATGCGTTCGGTGGAGTCTCTTGATGGTATTGCTCGGAAGCCTCACTTATTGCTCGGCGAAAGTTGGCGAAAGTTGGGACGACGATATACCTGATTGTATATATCACCACTACCCCTGCCCATGGGATACAACCATTCCCGACCCGTATTTTGACCCAAGACCATGAGAGGGGGAAGATGTCAGCACTAATTACCGTATTAGCAGTCATAGTTTTATTTACAGTTTAGAAACTTTACAAAAGGAAGAAGGGGCGTGCCATCGGGTGCGCCCCTTTAGTTTTGCCATCACAGCCCCCGTCCATCGTCACTTTTGACGGCTCTTGTTAGCCCCGCTCGCTCCGTACCGACCTTCCACTCACTACGCATTTTGCTTCTTGGGGTTGCACCTCCAAGAAAGCAAAAAACTTCGTTCGTTCCAGACGGTACTCCGCTCGCAGTCTGCTCGTTCATTCCAGGAATGAACTTCGCAGCCCCGTGTGACATTAATATTGTCGCGGTAAACTGCAACCATGAATAATGAAATACCACACGCTGTTCGTTACCCAGACTACGGAGTTCCGTACAAAGTCATCGCCAAACACTCATGGGCGTCGTACATTCTCAGCTATGCCTCTTTTGTTACTAGAACACGCCCACCGGGCATTTTTACGCTCGAGGATTACCGTGAGTTTCGCGTTGGAGAAGTACGTACCGACAAATGGCGCAAAGGCATCAAGACGCTTGTGTCTTGCGGGTACATGACTGAGTTTCTCGATGGTTCCGTACAAATAACCGCTAAAGGCGTTGATGCAGCCATCAGGATTGGCAAACGCAATGCAGCATCACGGGTTGGAGCGCCTAGAGAAGATGACTACTGATAATCGCGCCACACGCCTTCGTTATCGTCTCTACCATCCCAGTAGGTGCAGATGCTGCCTAAATGTTTTGCCGCAACATCGATAGCTGGAAATTCTTTCGGGAGAATTTCGTCGAGACCTTCTAGCCACCCAGCGGCCCACATCTCTTGAGACATGTGTTCCATTAATCTTGGGAGCATCCATCTAACCGCCTGGAGAAGTTCGGCATACTGTGCTTCAGTTTTGTGTCCAACATCTAAAGACGTGTGCAATTCGGTCCATGACCGCGCTATGTCTTCATTGTCATAAAAATGCTCTTCGCCCATTGTTTTCCATTCCTAAGCGTATTAGACTCGTTATCGAAATGGATAATAGCACTCTCTTCTTATGGGACGACCACCTAGCGGCTTCTTTTCCGTACGACGCCGAGCAGGTAGCCCAAGTAAAAGCTGTTCCAGGAGCAAAGTGGGACAAGGTAGCCAAGGTGTGGCGAATACCCATGACAAGCATCCATGAAGCTCGAGAGTTCGCTGAGCATAACCTTTTTCAGATTGACAACGAAGTACTCAAGTTTAATTTGCCGGAGTCTTCCAATAAAGCCGCGGGTGTATACATCGACGACGATTGGGTGTATCTAAGCTTCCTGTATGACCCCGTAAAGGTCAGGTCAGTCAAATCGTTGCCATCAGTAACATGGCATCCACCGACAAAAGCATGGAGAGTTCCACTCGCTGCCATACATGACGCCATTGCATGGGCGGATAAGTTCGAGGAGCCGATAGCCGAGCGAGTCATGACCGTTGCTGCCGTGATGGAAAAAAGCAAAAACGAGACCATAGCAGCATCCCGCGCACGCGATGCAGAGATAGACATACCAAACCTTCAAGGAGAACTGCTGCCGTATCAACGGGCCGGCGTTAAGTATGCGGCAAACGCAAGACGATGTTTTATCGCTGACGATATGGGTCTAGGAAAAACAATGCAAGCCATAGCGACCATGGAGTACGTCATGGACTCGTACCCAGCCGTGGTCGTGTGTCCTCCGACGCTGGTGTTGAACTGGGCCAAAGAGTATGAAAAGTGGTTACCGCTTCGACGTGTCGCAACGGTGTCTAACCGTAAAGACATGCCGGAACCAGGAACCTACGATGTGCTCGTTGTTGGTTACAGCAACATCGACCATTGGCAAAACCAGTTGAAAGGACATCGCTCATATGTATTCGACGAGTCACACTACGCAAAGACTCCAACGGCAAAGCGAACAAAAGCCGCTATTAAGATGGCACGGTCAGCCCCCAAGGATGGTTTGGTCCTTTGTCTTACCGGAACACCAATTACCAACCGACCCGCAGAATACGCAAGTCAACTTGACATTCTCGGTCAACTAAATAAGTTTGGTGGCCTTTGGGGTTTTTATCGACGATACTGCGCAGCGTTCCGTGACAGATTCGGACAGTGGCATATCGACGGCTCGTCCCACCTAGATGAACTAAACGACATGCTCCGAAGCCAGTGTTATATTCGCCGGATTAAAAGTGACGTGCTTGAAGAGTTGCCACCGGTCCGACATTCAAAGATTGTCGTAACTCCCAATCCGACGGCCATGGCGGAATACGTCAAAGCTGAAGACGACATTATTGAGTACATGGCTAATCGTGCCAAAGAGTTAGCAAAAGAACTCGGCAAGTCTCCTTACTCTGCTGCCGTCGTGGCCCGTATCAAAGCAGAGTCCAACGAACACCTAGTTCGCATATCGGTGCTCCGAAGACTGGCTGCCAAAGCAAAGATGGATGCCGTTAATGAGTGGATAGATGGGAAGCTAACTGCGGGAGACAAAGTTGTTGTTGCCGCACACCATAGAGAAATAGTTGACGCTATAGCCAAGAAGTATGGCGGGTTAAAGATTCAGGGCGGCATGAAGGTTGAAGACGTAGAAGAGAATAAAAGAATCTTTCAGACGGGGTCTATTGATGAAGCGCCCGTGATGGTGCTCTCAATCCAAGCTGCCAAGACAGGCCACACACTTACGGCAGCACAGGATGTTGTGTTCGTTGAAATGCCATGGACACCCGCTGATGTTGACCAAACCTATTCACGTTGCCACAGAATTGGACAAAAAGGCTCTGTTATGTCAACCTATATTCTTGCAGAGGGCACCATTGATGAAAAAATCTACAACCTCATTGAATCCAAGCGTGATGTAGTGAATCAGGCAACCGAAGGTAGCGATGTAGAATTTAATGATGGTAATCAACAGCTTGTTCTGGATTTTCTTGCCGAAGGCTTACGCCGGAGCAAGATAAATGGAATGGATGAATGACGCTGAGTGGGAAACCGAGTGGCACATATTTTTCATGCTTGAAAACAAGCTTATTGAATACGTCGGTACAAACGACAAGAGTGAAGCGCTCTTCAGGATTACTCCAGCTTTTCTAGAATTTTCACGCATAATCGTTGATATGTTTGAAGACGATGAAGATTAATAAGAAGAGTGCACCGCAGCGAAACGTTGTTGAAATCGTAAAGACGGGCGGTTGGGGAAGTGTCGAATATCACCACAAGCTTGATTGCGGCCACACCGAGGTGCGCAAACGCTACGCCCCTACAAGCGTTATCTCATGTACCGGGTGCGTTAAGGCACAAATGGCCGAAGATACGTTGGCACAGCTTTCTGTTAAGCCCGCCGTCTTTGTTGACTTTGCGGATATTCACGATGAGCTCACTACTGAAATTGCGTCTTACGAGCAAGACATAGCAAGAACCAGGGCGTCTTTAGCAGCAGCCCTTGGTGTAACCGTAGGGGATGTAGAACTGATTGTTACCGAGAACGATAACGGTCAACTCTCTATATCGCAAGCAATGGTGTTTTTAGGGCCGTCATCTATCAACAATCTCATCAAGACGGTCAATTGAGTCATTGATTTCTGCCTGAATTGTGTAGGCACGCGTTCCCGGACCAATGGGGGTCACTGAGTTGATGTTGAACTCATGTATGAGGAGATTGCGAACAAGCCAATGTAGCGGGTATGACCGTGGGTCTTTTGCGTTCTTCTTACGAAACTCGGCACAGTAGGCCATCGCGCGCTTCTTTAGACCAGGCGTGACGACATTGTCTTCAATGCAACGTCGAACTCCATCCCAGCCACCCGAGGCATACTGCATTATTCTTCCGTCGAGGTCGTAGTCTGCCCATAGTCTTCGTTGGGCGTCGATGTGGGGGAAGCATTCGTATAGTCGGTCATAGAACTCTGGTTCCGTACGGCAGACATCATTGAGTCTTCGAATTGCCACAGCATGCAAAGGTATACCAACCCGGGTATTAGACCCTGTAAGCGCAGCGAGGTCATAGTACTCACAGTACGACGCACCGTGCTCTTCAGTAATGAATTTAAGCACATCATCTGTTGTCCAATCATATATAACTTTGGCAAACCGAAGAGGTATGTTTTTCTTCATCTTGTAAGGGGTGACAATATAGTTCTCGTGCAGTTTTTGCACACACGAGCGGTAGCGAATCATTGACTCGTTTGCTCGTACACCTGTAATGAATGCCACTCGACCTTTTTTACCTTGCATTGTGTAGTAGTCGATTGATTGTGGCAGCACTTCGCCCGGGATTAGCCCAAAGTCTTCTGCCGTAATCGCCCAAGGTGGTATTTCGCGAACTAGACGACCTTGTGATTGACGGTATGGCGACCACAGTAAGCAGTACTCACGACGACCAAGCACCCATACCTCTTGACCGGATGGCAAGCAGTACCACTCCATGTCTACCCAGTCATAGTTGCGCACTTCTTCTATGAACTTGATGACGGTAGGTGAAACCATCTCTTCGTCGCGGAAGATTACCTTTACCGGTCCGAGTCCTCGTTCTTCATGAATTTCCTTAGCCAAGTAAAGAACAGCTGTGCTGTCTTTTCCTCCAGAAAACTGAACGCAAACAGTATCAAAAGTATCATAAACGTGTCGCATTCTTTGTCGTGCTGCATCCACGCAGGACATGTCTAAAAATAGTCTCTGACGCGTCATTTGGTTACGTTATCGAAGTTCTTAAGCTTGCGATAAGCGTTATGGTAAGCATTCTCAAGCGTCTCAGCAGAATCGCATTTTGTAGTCGTCTTCGTTACAAGACTGTGTGCGTGAATTGTAAACATGCCTGCAGCGTACTGAATTACATATTCATAGTTGTTTAGAACAAACCACTTGGTGTACTGAGTGACAGTCGAGCTGTCCTGCATTGAGTGAGTTTGTTGTCCGTGTCCGTATTTTACGGGCATATATACCTCCAAAAGAAATGTGGGGCTGGTATACTTTTAAGCAACACCAGCCCCACACTCTAGAATCTATTATAGCGACCGTGCCTCTCGGACACAATTATCGCTACACCGCGTTAAACGGTATGCCATCCAGCTGTTGAGCTAGGAGTTGACGTCGACACCACTGGGAAGTCGTTCGAATCGTACGCCCATGGACGAACCTGCAAGAGTGGCTCACCATTAACCCACTTGTTGAAAGCAGAGATGATGGTCGCAGCTTCCAGGACGTTCTTGCCTGACTGGCCTTTGCGCTTGGAGCCACCACGCCCGAACCATTGACGGAGTGCCAACGCAGGGTTTCCGTGAGAGAGGCCAACACCAGTCTCTATCGCATAACAGAACTGAGCTACTTCGTGACCGCTGTATCCTGCCTTCTGACGGTCCTGAAGCATGATGCAATACGCGATTACCCACGCACTGTTGATGCCTCCTACCACAGAATTAATGCGACACGCAGTTTGGTGTGCTTCTTGAAGAAGGTCGTGGTTTGCGTTCACGTACTGCAGGATGTCTTCTGCGGTAACAAGGTTCAAGGTAGAGCGGACGGTTGGGCTAAACCCAGCTTCCATTGCTACGAGGATGCGCGCGGCTGGCTGGATGTTGTGAGTGTTCTTATATCCAGCAACGGACAGTACATCTGCATAACTACGAGTCTTACCACGGTCAATTGTGGAGAATACATTCTGAGGAAGACCCAACACTAAGACTGTGTCGAACGCTACTCCGGATGCAACACATGCACTAAGGCGGTGTTGACCGTTTAAGAGAACGAGCTTGTTGTCGTCTTTGATTCCTACTTGAATGGACTCACCGTTGAACACATACTGCCCACGCGATAACACGTCTGCATACTGCTTTACGCGGCTCTGAGAAAGTGGTCGGTTTTCTCCGTTGATTGTTTCCAGCATTGCCTGTGCAAGCTCTGGTGTGACAGTCGCCTTGAGTACTGCACCTGGCTGTGTCAATGACGTGACAACGATGTCATTCATCGTTAGGCCTTGTGTTTGTTGACGGTACGAGCCAAGAGTTTGAACCCCAGTGCTTGCAATTTTTACGGTGTCTGCCGTATCAGTCGCGGATGTCTTCGCCGCGTCGGTTCGCTTAATAATCATTAAGTTTCCTTTGGGTAGGACCCAGGCACTACGCCAGGGCATGAAGTAAATATATACACGAGTTCCAGAACTTTGCAACCCCCTTACCATAAAAAATCTTGCGCCCACAGCAAACCCTTGCTGCTATTGTAATTCAAGGTAAACATATGAGTCATGAACTGGATTTCACAGAAAAGGGCAAGGCCAGAATGGCTTATGCCACAGGAGGTGACAGGGTAATCCCCTGGCATCGTCTTGGTGTCCCAATGAAAGGCCTTCAAACCCTTGAAGCGATGCTTGAGGCAGCCGAAGCCGACTATGACGTGTTATTAACACGTGTAGCCGCAGTAGATGACTCCGGAGAATTGATACGCAATTCCGACGGCTCTGTCGTCATTATCGAGGATAGTCGCGCCACTGTAAGACAGAACACTGACGGGTCCATAAACCCCATTGCAACTGTTGGCACAAGATACGTGGTTCGTCAAAACAGGGAAGTACTAGAGCGCGCATTAGCCGTTGTTGGCACGTCTTCTGGTGATGCGGTCATGGATACGGTCGGCGTGCTCAAGGGTGGTGGACGTTTCTTCTCGACCATAGAGCTTGGCGCTACATTTGTGGACCCCGCAGGTGTTAATGACAAAATCGCCAGGTACCTAGTTGTGTCAACAGGACATGACGGCGTGTGGCCAATCAGGTACGCAAACACCGACATTAGGGCCGTGTGTCAAAACACTGTTGTTCTTGGTTTGAGAAATGCGGAACGCGTGTTCACTGCTAGACACACACGCAATGTCGACACAGTATTAGATGACGCCCGAACCGTTTTGCGTTTATCTACAGAATGGACTGACAAGTTCCGTATCGAAGCCGAGCGAATGTTAAGCATTAATGTGCCGCTGCGAAGTAAAAAACTTAGCGATGTTTTAAATGGTGTTTTCCCAGTGGGCAGAGATGAATCATCCCGACAGAAAAAAAACAGAGAAGATACTCTTGACAGCGTGCTCTCGATATATCTAAACGACCGTAATGCGGGAAGCTTTGGATTTAACGGATGGTCTATATATAACGCGATTGCTGAATACTTTGACCATGTTCGCACGGACGACAAAATAGGAAATGCAATGGCGTCCATGGACGACACATCAAGCGTTACGCAGAAGAAGTTGCTTACTCACTCTCTGGTGCTAAACTAAGTGGATGGCTAGAGACTTTTTCCCTGAAGATATGTTTGACTGGGAAGACGATGACGACGACATCGAAATAAGCACTGAGGAGATGTCCCAGGACGAAATCGATGACATCGACGACGCATGGATACTTCATCGCCAGCGACAAATAAACTCATTTGTAAAGGCAGCTTTCGAAAACGACGGTGTTGCCGCAATGACCGATTTGCTATTAGCAATTGAAAAAAACACAAACTGGCGTCTTGAAATAATTGCAGACAAAAGCGGTCTTGAGTCAATGACGTTCCACATGTACGACGCATTCGATGAACATCTATGGGAGCACTTCGTTAATTCCGATGACTATCGCGAAATGGTGTACGACATCACCAACGTGTCAAACCGTAAGGCTCAAGTGTTTGTCGAAAAACATCTTGGTCGTCAAACAAGCATTAGCGGTCGAATAGCTTATGGACTACGTCGCCTTGCTCAAATCTTTGAATAGAGATTGCTATTTTGGCAGTAAGCCTGTAATCTTTCTTTAATCAAGGGAGGCCACATGGGCACACGCGGAGTACGATGGGTTGTCCCATTCGAGGAACAGCCACCACAGAATGGTGCATGCACTGGTTACCCAACAGAATGGTGGTTTCCAGAACGCCATGCAAAAGGAGTTCGCTATCGTGACTTGGTCGTTGCAAAAGAGATTTGTGCCGGTTGCCATGTCCGTGTTGAATGTTTAGAGTATGCAATCTCATCGGTAGAACCGTACGGCATCTGGGGTGGGTTGAACATCGAAGCAAGAGACGCGATAGCTCGTCAGAGAAAAGCAAATGGCACCTTAAAGCTATTTACAAAGGTTGCCGTTCATGAACCAAATTTCTAAGCCTGTCGATACGGTCCTAAACCTACTAGAGGGTGTAAGACAAACTGGTCGCAATCAGTGGATGGCGCGCTGTCCGTGTCGTAACGA